AGCTCAGATTTTCCCTGGTTTTTTAATGAAGATGTATCTGTTAAAAATAATAACATACAACAACGACCAGGATTTTCACATTCATTTGTAGGATTAAATGGCATGAGTGATTGGCACAAACCATTATTACCTATTATTAAAAACTCATGTAAAAAAATTAACTATGAGTATTCTAAAATACATCAAGGCCGAGCGTTCTTACAATTGCCTCTAAATATAAAAGATAGACACATTGTAGATAGCCCTCATTTAGATATTACAGATTTTAGACATTTAGTTATATTGTATTATGTTTGTGATAATGATGGTGATACCATAATTTATAAAAATAATTATGAAAATGGTAGAACAATACCTCATTATTCCGAACTTGTTGAAAAACAAAGGGTAACACCAAAAAAAGGGAGAGTGGTCGCATTTGATGGATATTATTGGCATACATCATGTCAAACTGAAAATGATGTTAGATGTGTTATCAACTATAATATCACTTAAAATATGATGATAAATATATTAATTAAAAGGAGAATTTATGAACATAATTAATAAAATTAAACAATTGTTTTTTCCACAAAAACCATTAGTTTTAAAAAACGAAGTAAACTTAAAAGATTTAAATAAGAAAACAAAATCTGAATTAGAAAAAATAGGTAGAAAAGTGGGTATCGAATTAGATAAAAGACTTACTAAAGATAAATTGATAAAACAGATTAAAAAAAATATCAAATAATTGAATAAGGTATATTATGAAAAATATCTATGTAACAGATTGTACTCAAACAGATTTAGATAGCGGCGCTAAGCTTTTACATCCTTTTGGTCCAAGCATATATCAAAATGTTATTTCAGATGAGTTAGTTGACAAATTAAGAAAAGCTGGTGATAAGTTAAATATAGAAGAAGACGATTATAGGGCTAAATTAGCTGGCAATATGAAAAAAGGTTGTAGTTATAATTATAAAAAAAGCGATAAAAAATATTTTGCTAAAGAATTATCATGGTATGTAGCTGATTATATGAATGCTATTGATAAATCTAAAAGAAATCAATTTATGCAAAAAGCCATGAAATTACCTATAGTAGAAAGTCAAAAAACAAAATGTAAATTGTCTTTGGATACTTTATGGATAAATTATCAAAAAAAAGATGACTATAATCCAGTTCATACTCATTCAGGTGCATTATCATTTGTAATTTTTTTAGATGTGCCTGAAGGCATATTTGATGAATCTCATGTCATATCAAATGCTCATATACCAGGTAGAATTGTTTTTAGGTATGGTGAAGACGATAAGTTTTTTAACATAACTGGTAGTGAATATACTGTCAAACCTTTTTCAGGATTAATCTTTATTTTTCCAGCTAACTTATCTCATTTTGTTCCACCTTTTATGACAGACCATACTAGAATTAGTGTTTCTGGAAATTATGCGTTCCAGATTGTTGAATAAATATATGTGTAGGAGAAATAAATAATGTTAATTCAAAATTCGTATTACTTTTTTCAAAGTGCTTTGACACCTGATATGTGTCAAAAAATTATTGAATTAGGAGAAAAAGGTATTGAACAAGATAAAAAAAATCATGGTAGTAGTGTTGCTACAACCATGGGTTACAATCATAAACAAGGTGATGTAGAAGAAAAAGCAAAACCTATGGCTGATGTAACATACGAAGAATTGCGAGATGAAAAAGGTGTATCAACACAAGACATACAAAAAGGTTCTTTTATAAGAGATAGTGAAATTTCTTGGATGAATCCACAATGGCTGTATGATTTAGTCTGGCCATATTTACACAAAGCAAATAAAGCTGCAGGTTGGGGTTATCAGTTTGATTGTGCAGAGTCTTTTCAATTTACAAAATATGGTAAAAAACAATTTTATGGTTGGCACGCTGATGGTGATAGCGACCATTTTGGAGCATATAAACGATTTATACCAGGTGTACACCAAAAAACAGAAAAGGGTAGATTTCCTCATGGCTATACAGAGAATACAGATTTTGTAGGTAAAGTGAGAAAATTATCTATGACAATTAATTTAAATAAACCAGGTGAATATGAGGGGGGAAATTTAAAATTTGATTTTGGTCCTCATGCTGCCGGTACAAGATACCATGAATGTACAGAGATTAGACCACAAGGTTCTATCATTGTATTTCCATCTTTTGTGTATCATCAAGTTACACCAGTTACAAGTGGTAATAGATATTCATTAGTATTGTGGTCATTAGGAAAACCATTCAGATAGGAGTTATTATGAATAAACAAATTGCAAATTGGGATAGCTTGACAGAAAATCAAAAAGAAGAGGCAATGTCTTTATTAAAAGGCCAGCCAGGATTAAATCCAGCAGCTGTTCATCCAGCGGCTAAATTTTTCGAAGAAAATGGCTGGGTAAAAATTGATAAATTTCTAACGGAAGATATGATAAATTTATTGTATCATCATGTACAATTAGAAGCGGCTAGACTTTCATACATGGAAGAAATAAAAAATGGAACAGATGAGAATATAATCATAGACGAAAGAATACATGGCACATTTACAGATACGCAAGCTCCAGGAGACTTTAGTAAATATGGTGACCCTATATTTGACACATTATTAAGCGTATCATTAGAAAAAATGCAAGAGTTGACAGGTAAGAAATTAATACCTACATATTCTTATCATAGACTTTATACAACAGGCACAGAATTAAAAAGACATAAAGATAGGCCTAGTTGTGAAATTTCAACAACCATTTGTTTAGGTTATGATGTTTCAAATGTTGACGCTAACACATATCCTGATTGGGATTGGCCAATGTTTGTAGGTCCAAAAACTGGAGAAAAAGGTACAGATGGACTGCCTATACATATGAAACCAGGTGATATGTTAATATATAGAGGCGACCAAGTAGAACATTGGAGAGAGCCATTTATGGGTAATAATCATGCTCAACTTTTTTTACATTACAATGAAAAAGATGGTGATTACAATATAATGTTTGATGGACGACCTTTATTAGGTATGGATGCTTCTTGGAAATATAAAGAAGAAGAAATCGCTGAAGATACGCCACATATTACCGAAATAAATTTAGACAGTAAGACGAAATATATTATAGATTAATATTTTTGAAAGAAGTACATAATGAATGATTTAGATAAAGAACAAAAAATTTTGCAAAATTGGAAATTTATTAAGTATAATAAAAATCCATTATATCCATTTTTAGTTGTAGATAATTGGTATACACCAGATGAAGAAAAAGCTGTTTGGAGTGAATTAGAGCTTTATTCTAATATTGAAACTAAAAGAGCGGAAGATACAATTGTAGCTAGAACAAGTGAGGGTGTTCCACTAGGTAAATCATATAGATGGTATCATAATGATTACTATACAGATAAACATTATCATAAATTTCCTATCGAAAAAAACTTATACAAAGTTAGAACAAAAGAGTTTCATAAAGAATTAAGTTTTGCAACACCTTATTATAGAAACTTTCCTAATTCAAATAAAAATACTGGTTTAATTTCTTATTATGAGGAAGGTGATGAGTATAAATCACACCATGATACTTTTTTATGGACACATTTAATTTGGTTTTACAAAGAACCTAAAAAATTTATAGGTGGTGACTTTACTATTGATGAAGCAAATGTAACTATAAAATGTAAACACAATAGAGCTATATTCTTTCCTTGTTGTTATAATCATTCAGTAGATAAAATTAAGATGACTGAAAATATGCCATTTGGTCATGGTCGTTGGACTATAACACATTTTTATTTTCATGCGCCAGAGGGTAAAGTAGATTAATGACAAATATAGCTAAGGTCATAGAGTTATTTCCAATACCTTTATATACAGCAAAAATAGATTTAAGTATAAGCGATATTAACAATATTGAAAAAGAAGATTATGAAAAAATGCCATCTAAAAACGGTAGTTTTTCAAAAGAAAAATACTTATTACATAATTCAAAATATGAAAATTTAAAAAAAGAAGTAATGAAACATTTAGGTGTTTATACTAAAAAATATTTAAATATACAAGATGATATAAAATTTTATATGCAAAATAGCTGGTCAGTAAAACATGATATTGGTGATTGGGGACAACCACATTGCCATAGTAATAGTTTATTGAGTGGTGTTTTATATACAAAAACTAATAAAGATTCTGGTAATATTAATTTTCTTAAACCTGACGGTTATACTAATTTATTTCATTCAAGTACAAATGTACCGTTTGATAAGATTGGAATTCATAACTGTAAAGAATATAATATACAACCACAAATAGGTGACATATTATTATTTCCATCTCATTTACTTCATGCGATTGAAGAAAATAAATCTAACACCGATAGATATTCTGTATCTTTTAATTTTCACATTGAAGGAGAGTTAATGACAAAGAAAAGTAAGATAGATTACTTAAAACTGAAGGAGTTTAAATATGGCGGATGAAATTGATTTCAATAATTTAAAACCGTTAAAAATTTTAAAATCAAAAGGTAAATTTAAAACATTTACAAACGGTAGTGTTGTAGATAATTCTAAAGTACAACCATATCTAGGGCAACCAATTACCATTAACATTGATGTAGTATTGTCAACATATCCAGCTGAAGATAATATTGGTACATCAATACATAGTTTTCATGGTCAAACATGGAAAGTATTAGAGGCTCACGATATTGTTCAAAAAAGACTAAATGAAAATGGATAAATAATAATATAGTATATAAATAGGAATATTATGAAAAACGAAGAACCAAAAAATGTTATATCAATAGACGGAAAAGATTACGATATTGACGCCATGCCATTAGAGTTGAGAAACACGATAGCGGCTAGACAAGAGATACAACAATCTAGAGTCAGACATGAAATTGAATTGGAAAAAATAGATGTGTTAACAGCACACTATAACAAGAAAATACAAGAAGGTGTAAAACAATTCAATGGCAGCAGTAGCAAATCTTAGGATAGACCAAGGCGCTAGTTTCAGTTCAGATGTAACTGTAACTAATTCTGACGGCAACGCAGTAGACCTGGCAGGTTATACTGCTGAAGCTAGACTTGCAAAGAGTTATGGTGCAAGTTCAAATGTATCATTTACAGTATCAATATCTGATGATACATCAACTGGTGTAATAACATTATCATTAAACGATACACAAACAGGCGCTTTAGACGCCCCAGCAAGATATGTGTATGATGTTTATATAACACAAACCTCATCAAGCACAGTTACCAGAGTAATTGAAGGCGTAATTACTGTCAATCCTAAAGTATAATTGTTTTTTCCGTAGAGTCTTTTCGTTATAAATATTACAAAGAGAGAGGAACCTAATGGTTAAGGCTAGAATTAATCAGACTGGTGGTGTAAGAGCGAATATTCAATCTTCAACATCTTCTGGTCCACAACAAGTATCTGTACAAGTACCGAGTACAAATGTTAGTGTTGAGAATGTCAATAGATTAAGAAATCTAACAGATGTTGATTCAAGTAGCCTAAATGACGGTGCTTTACTTCAATATGACGCTTCCTCTGATAAATTTAAAACAAAAAACGAGTTAGATACTACTACAGGAACATTAG